CCCGACACTCCGCTGATGATGGCAATGTTCATAGATATTTACAATTACAACATAAAATGAGAAAAACCCTTATATGGGCGAGTGCATACAGTTTTTGTTTTATTTTCCAGAGCTTCCGAAACCTCCCTCTCCTCGGATTGTGTCAGACAACTGATCGACTTCTATAGGATCCAAGTGAACAAACTGTCGAGGGATCATTTGCACCAACTTGCATGGCAACACAATATCAGGTGCATCCGCAACTACTTTCACAAGTGCAACACGGATGGACCCGCGATAGCTCGAATCAATAATGCCGACATTGTTCGCGAGCATCCAACCTGACTTGGAAATAGAACTGCGGCCAAAGACTTCAAAGTAATACCCGGGTGGAGGCTGAACCGCAATTCCCGTGTCATAGAACACGACGCCGGCATCTTCTTTGATTTTTTGTACAAGCGTGAGATCAAAGCCGCTATCTTCAGGGTGCGCTTTGGACGGAGAAACGGCATCAGAAAGTGTCTTGCGGAATTGGAAGGACATGGCAGCGGTGCTGTTGATGATGCAATAATTCGGGGTCTTTAAATCAAATTTTTAGAACATGATTTTTGCACCCGCTTTATTAAAATAGAAGCTGGGCAGTCTCTCGAGCAAGAAACAGTGGTAAGGATAATAGGGGCGCTTATATATCTCGATACATCTTTCGTCTGAAATCGACTTTTCATAAGTCGTATCCGACCACAGATTTTCTTGCATAGGCTGATAGGTTTCTAACACTGTTTGAGCTTTAACACAAAACTCACAATATTTACGAAGCCACGATGGCTTGGCAATCCAATAATTGCAATAAAAAGCACGCACTGTCGGGTCAGACGCGGATACCTCATCGAAACCCAGTTGCTGCAGCCACTCTATCCATAATTTCGAAAATAGAGGGTGATGGCTATCGGCCTGTGACAACAAAGTTGGATACACGCGATTCAGATTTGGCATGAATGCGAATACGTCTGGGTCTTGAATAAATAGACGGTTTTTCAACAACAGCATATTCGGTGGTTTGATTTTTTGGAATGCTTTCCAAGAAAGAGTACCGACATAATCGCAATTGTGCCATTCGTGTACATTCTGAGGAAACCACGTACTAAACATCCAATTTTCCATATACATCGTTGTCGGTATGCGAAGAATCGTTGCCCAGTCATAGTTGCCGAAATGCACTGTCGCCTGTTCTTGCGAATGATCATCAAAACACAACACAAATATCCGAATATTCATCATAATTACTATTATGAGAGGTTACAAAAAATAGAGCTTCGACGCAATCTAGACCATGGAATCGCCGGTCTCGGGTTGAGATTTCTTCTCTGCGATTTCCTTGGCAGCCTGCAGACGATTCTTAACACGCCCAATTGCATTGCCGAGACGTTTCTCCGGCCCCCATATCTCTACTGCACAACGCTTGGGATTGTACCAAAGATAATACACGCGTGCCGCTTCAGTGATCCTCTTAAAATAGAATCCATTTTTTCCGATGATCAACCCGATGCGGTTTTGGTCCTCCTCATCAAGTGGGACTTCTGTGTAGTGCGCAGAAGGCGGCAAATAGACTCCGGTTTCTGGAAAAGAATAGCCGTCTGGGAGCTGAAGAGGCGGATAGATCTTGGGCTGTTCGTCTTGAGTATTAGTTGCGATATCGACTTCCATGGTATCTTGGTTGTTTTTATTTGTGACTTATTGTAATAGACGTGCTATCTTTAAATCTGTTCAGCTCCAAACGCATTCTCGCCTGCGCATTGCAGATACAATAGACCGTCAGCGTCTTTGTACTTGTCATATAAATCTCCGAGAGTTGCGCTCGTCGGCGCCAACAATTCCTGACGATCATTGAACATGATGTACACGAAGATCGCCTGTTGTGCTTTCAACTCCATGCGCTTTCTAACCGTGTAAATCATTTGACCCATGGTAAAATCATGTGGCACAAGGTATTTAGTCTTATCAAACGGCGGTAAACGGCTGTCTTTGGCACGATTGATATGTATCGGGATCCGCCCCGGATATTTCTCACGAAGACGCGTGCTTGACAACAAGCGTTCTTCGAACGGTTTTTCATCTTTGGGTGACTTTCCTTCCATCTTACTTCCTAATTACACTATAACACGATATTTTGTATAGGCTTTCTAAAAAAAAAATTTCAAAATTGCAATATTTGGATTTACTTCCCTTGCTTTTCCTTCCAAAGAGCAGCAACCTTCTTCATGAGTTCAGACTTGGTCAACTTAGAATCTTTGCCAAGCTCCTTCATCTTCTCACCCATAAAGATGTTGTAGGCAGACGGAGCACGCTTCACCGCCGGCTTAGCAGAATCAACCACACCCTTCTTGCCACGGCCCTTCTTATTGCTTGAGAGCTGTGCCGAGAATTCAGCCTTCAACTTCGACAAGACTTCCTCGATCTTCGACTTCTGTTCAGGGAGCGCAACGTCAAGTGCAGTTTGAGCTTCCTGGAGGACTTCGAGACCGAAGTTGCAAGCTGCTTGATTCATCTTTTGGAGGTTCGACATTTTATAAGGGTGTGTATACCCTTCTATTATCAGTTGTCTTTATATAGGGAACGGGTGTCGTGAATGAAGATTCCAACAATTTGGGTAGAAAGAGAGCTCAACAATTTGCTTTGCGATTACCCGCATGTGAACGTAGTATTGATGAGCAAATATGATATAAATACCCCATGTATTCGTATTGACAAACACTTTGATGTGTATGACCTATTACTTCATGATATAGCGATTATGCAAAAATGTATTTTCGTATTTTCGAATCCAACAAATGACACTATCAATGCGATATCTGTATTGAAGCCTATTGCTATAGTAGGCATATATCATATGAGTGATAAAGAAACCCTGGTCGGTGCAATGGTGAATAATAACGACTACATAACGGTCTATTGCGAACATATCCGTGGCGATGTATTGCGAGTGTGGAGAACTTTTGATAGTGTATTACGGAGTGAAGAGCTATCTGCGAAAGCACTTTCTTATGTATCAGATCCCTATAAGAATGAGTGGTGCTGATGTAAATATTTGACAACTGGGATAATGCGGTTTTTTGAAACAACCTCTGGTCTTGTCAAATTCCATGCAATGACACATTATATTACGATAATGCATAATACTATTTATGGAAGTTGTTGTAGCGCGTTACCATGAAAACGTAGATTGGACAAGGCAGATCCAAACTGCCTCAATCACTATATATAACAAAGGATATGATGCACCATGTGGATTTAATATGATCCAGTTGCCGAATATCGGTCGCGAAGGCCACACCTATTATCATCACATTGTTTCGAGATATGATAGCTTGGCGGAATATACTGCATTCTTGCAAGGCAATCCATTTGATCACTCTCCTCATCTCCTGCAAAACATTTATCAGCAGGATCAACAACAACAGTTCCGATACTTGAGTGAAAATATATATCAAACAAACTTGGCTGGATGCCCTTATCATCATCATTTGCCGTTGCGCGATATTTACGAGAGACTGTTCGGTGAACGCCACGACAACATGTCCATTACGTTCGGAGCAGGAGCGCAGTTCATCGTGCACAGAGATCTCATTCTCAAACGCCCCAAATCCTTTTATCAGGGCATCGTCGATCTCTTATCTCATAGTTCCAATCCTATAGAGGGGTTTGTGATTGAGCGATTTCATGGTAAGATACTGAATGCGGATTAGTTGATGCAACGCGCCTCAAATAACTCGAGAGCATCGAGGATAGCATCGTTCATATTCTTATACTTGTAATTCGCCAGGCGGCCGACAAAAATGACCCGAGGCTCCTCCTTTGCCTCCTCTTTCTCAGCGAGAGCCTGGTATTTTTTGTACACTTCCTGATTTTCTGGATTCGGCACTGGGTAGTAGGGCTCTCCGACAGCCATAGTATATTCACGCACGATCGTAGTATTATTTGTTTTGTTTCTATTTTGTGGAAGATGCTTATATTCCACAGTGCGTGTATATGCCACATCTGCACCCGGTTCATTCACCACCACATTTGACTGGTAATATTGGACTCCTTCATGTCTTGCTTCTTCAAAACGAATGCTCCGGTATTCGAGAGAAGGAAGACCAGACTCCTTGAAATAGTGATCAATGGGGCCAGTGTAAATCAACCACTTCACATCAGGCCAAGACCCTGCAAAAAAATCGGTGTTGAGCTGCACAGTAATGAGAGGGTGGTCTAGCATCGCTGCCACAAATGCTGTGTACCCCTTGGCAGGAATGACTTGATACTTATCTGAGAAATAGCGCGGGTCGTTGTCGCGGCGCACTGGAATGCGCTCCATGACGCTCCGGTCCAGCTCCTCCGGTGTTTTTTCCCATTGTTTGTAGGTGTAGGTTTCGAAGAGTGCTTTGTACAGATCCTTTCCCACTCGTGCTAAAGCAGCGTCTTTGCTATTACGAATCTCTCCTCGTATCTGGTTTTTCTCTAGCCACGCGTCCATCTCTTCTGCCACACGCATATTCTCACCACAAAGCTTATTGACCGTTTCCATATTCACCGGCACAGGTACCAACTCTTCACGACCGTCGCCTTCAAGAGTGACTCGAGCAACTACTTTATGGTCATAACGTATCCAATCCGAGAACTGATTGATGTAATTATATGTTTTATCATCGTTGCAATGAAACAGGTGAAGACCGTATTTATTCATAAGTTGCCCGTCTTCGTTGTAGTAATCATAACAATTGCCAGCAATATGATCCCTCTTATCAAGAACTAATACTCGCAAACAAGAAACACGCGCAAATCGATCCGCAAACACAGCACCCGATAAACCAGCACCGACAATGATGGCATCGTACTTGACGCTGGCTGTCGCCATTATATTATATATTTGAAAAAAATGCGTAGATCATTTGCGTTTTTGAAGTTAAATACGGTGACTCGTAGCTATTTTTAAAACTTTAAAAACTTTACGGGCAGAGTGAATCACTAAAATGATTCGCTCGATCACTAAATGATTCACTAAAAAGTGCGTTTTTGAAGCGTTTTTTAAAGTTTTATTACGATGAATGATAATATAGATTATGTATGTGTTGTTAGAAAAATTATAGCGAATCATTTTTTGGGGTGTTTTTAGAGAGAGGGGGGCGGGGAAAGGGTTTTGTAAAAACCCGTCCGGAAAAAGTCGACCCCGGACCCCTTTTTGAAAAAGTCGTTCCCCGCCCCCCTGTCCCGATGATTCACTGTTTTTTGATCTACTCAACAATTTTTATAACAATCTTTTTCCATATGGTAATATCATAAATGGTAATATATATTCATAATACGTATTTAAAACGGCATATTTTAGTGAATCATAAAAGTGATCTAGTAGATCATTTTGGAGATTCACTTTTAAGGACGCATATGCCAGCTATCTGTTAATACGTATTATGGTATTTGTTCATATGTATGTATTACACACTACGAATGGATCATAAAATGATCTAGCGATGATTCGTTCTACAATCGTCAATGTGCATATATATGAGTCTTACTACCACACTATCGTAATACATACTATCAACCTATCTAATATTAAACGCATTTAGTGAATCTCTAAAATGATCTACTACTTAAAAACAAAACTCCGTTATATTTAAATGTATGAGTGCGAGCGGTGCCAATACAAAACATATGCAAAGCACTCCTTATTGAATCATTATAAAAGAAAAAACCAATGTGAACCAAAATACTCTGACAAACCCCTGAGTGAACTGCTGAACGAAATCCAAGCCACGGCTAAAACAAGCCGGTGCACAGATTGCGACAAGACTTTTACAACTTCGTCTAATCTGTACCGCCACATCCGTACGTGCAGTGCTAAGAAGAATGCGTTAACTAATAAAATTGCAACGTTGGAGCAGGCGATAAATGATCTTAAAAACGCCACAACGACGACGACGATACAAAATGCCAATACCATTCAAAACATCCAACAAAACATCCATATCAACGGACTCGGTCAAGAAGACAAGTCATACATTACGGAACACCCACTTTTCAATCGCTTCATGATACGCTGTATACGCGATAAGATGGAAGGTCTTTGTGATTACATGGTTCGCAAACACTTTTCCCCAGACCACCCCGAAAACCACAATATCCGCAAGTTGAACAAAAAGGACGACTTTATCGACTGCTATGATGGGCGCAAGTGGCGAATCAAGTTGACGCAGAAAGTCCTCGACGAGATTTTTAGAAACATTGAAAAGGACTTCACTGAATTCGTTGACCGCGCCATATCGGAAGAGGGCATTCTTAAAAAAGAATGGCTCGACAGCTTCATGCGTGAAGTAGGCATTCCTCTAGACTGGGACTTTACAGGAGAAGACTACGATTTCGAAGAGGACATGCCCGATGACGAAAAGGAACGACTGAAGAATCGCATGTATGGTCTCGCCTGCGAGTACATATATCGTCACTCCAAGGCGCCTCGTGCCGAAGCCGACGGCAGCGTTGAAACTATATAATATATATCCCAATATAGCAAAGTATATTTAATACTTATGACGTCAGTGATATTGGTACACGTCGGTCCCAAGCCAGTCGGAAGGATTCTCGTCGACTGTCTAGAACAATTGGAAGCGTCGCAGTCGACTGAGTGCAGCGTATACCTTTATATTGATGATATGAATTCGCTATCTGATGTATCGAAGCTGGCCTATAAGTTTCCCTTTTATATTGTCACACCGGACCAAGTGCCCATGAGTCCAATGCACGCCGCATTTTTAGAATTGTCGACCCTCGACAGCAACTGGAACTTTGGTTATTGGAAACTATGTAGTCAGCGTTTTTTTGCCATCCACGATGTCGCGGTCAAATTTGGGTTACAGCGCTTCTTCCATATTGAAACGGATGTGCTGGTCTATTGGCCCTTTTCGGACATCCGGCTGGATTCAGATATCGAGATAGGTCTTACACTTTTGAATCCCACAAAAGTGATTCCAGGACTCATGTATTTCCGCGATGCGGATGCAACGTGCAAAATGGTGCAATGCTTCCTACAAATGGCTCGTGAGGGCAAGAATGATATGGACGTCCTAGGCCACATGTGCCAAAATCCTACGATGAAGATATACGAACTTCCCGTTTCCCCAATTAAAGGAGTCCCTGATCGATGGTCGCGTGGACAGTCCAAACTCGGCTACATATTTGATGGAGCCGCCATAGGCCAATGGATTGGCGGCATCGACAGCCTGAGTCGGACCCCGGGATTCGATAAGCCCTATGTCAACACCGAAGCCAGTTATCGGTTCGATAATGAAGAAGTCACGTGGGACAGCTTGCATCGCCCTCATGTCAACGGGGTACATGTCTTCAATCTACACGTTCATAGCAAACAGCTTGCGCGATGGAGGTCGACTGCCACCGACATACGCCTGACGCCAATTGATATCGTCATTCCAGTCGGCCCCAACGACATCGCCCAAGTAGAAGGCGTGGTCCGTCATTGCCAAAACATTGCGCATCGACACATCTATCTAATAGCATACGACCCTTCTATAATTTTGCCTGGTACCATCACGGTCCCTGAACGCCTGTTTCCATTCAACATATCCTACGTGGCCAAGATTTTCGGCGAATCATCGCGCAATGGATGGTATTTGCAACAGCTATTGAAGTTGTATGCGGGTTTTGTGATTCCAGGAATACTCGAGTCCTACCTGGTTATCGACTGCGACACCTACATGCTCAAGCCAATCGAGTTTTTCAAAAATGGCAAATACCAATTCAATACCGGAACCGAATACCATAAACCCTATTTCGAACATATGAAACAGCTGCATCCGTCGCTGACAAAGGCGCATCCGGAATCGGGTATCACCCATCATATGATCTTTAATCGCAAATACGTAGCGGCCATGTTTGATATGATCGTTCAACATCATCAGAATACGGCCCCTTTCTGGCTCATATTCTTGTACTTTGTGCACAAAGACCATTACCTGTATTCAGGTGCATCAGAGTACGAGCTCTATTTTACATATATGTGGTTGTATCACCGTGATGCCATAGAGATCCGGAAGTTGAAGTGGGCGAACAGTGAAAGTCTTGAGTCGTCGACTGTCGACGATGCCGACTATGTCAGTGTACACTGGTATATTCGCAAAAACTAAAAACATTTAAGGAAAAATCGAATATGTATATGTGACGGCCAGCCAAGTTGAAGGTGTATGGCGACTCAAAATGTATGTGTGCAATTGGACACAAGCGATCCGAGGCAGCGCGATCTTGTTGAATGGAGCGAAAAGAACTCAGCTATTACAGGACAAGTGTATTGTCTTGGCTATGCAGTGTTCTCGAGCGGACTTCAGGACTATTACCGAACGTTTTACAAAGCTGACGAATGGAAGGTTCAAGAGCTGCAGGTGTCTGTGGACGATGCAAAGCGACGTTTGCAAGAGGCTGAGATGGAAGTTGACGAGCGCGTTTTGAAGCGAGTCAAAAACGAGACTGTATCGCTGCGCGCAGACTGTGAATTCTTGCAGCGCCAGGTAGAACAAAAAGATACCGAGATTAAGCACATTTCCGAGTCGTTGGAGAACACTGTGGTCGAAAAGACGCAGCAGGAGGCTATCCGCATCGAGAGTTCTTGGCTTGCACGCATGCATGTCGCGGAAAAGCACCTGGCACTCTTGCAGGCGGAGAAGGAGCGTAGTGAAGCAGCGTGGAAAGAACGGCTGCATTCTCTGCAAGAATCCAAAGAAATGGAAGTCGGGATGATGAGAACCAAGTGGGAAGAAGTGACGCGAGAGGTTTGTCGGATGAGCGAAAGCCACATCTCTGCGGAGATGGCTGCACTCAAAGAGCAGCTGAAACTGAAGGACAACGAGATCCAGGTCCTGAAAAGCGGCAATTTTGTCAAAGGCCGTGCAGGCGAGAACTTGATCAAAGAATATTTGCAGGAGCATTTTACGGAGTGGATGGTAGAGTATAAAGGTAAGAATCCGCACGAGTGTGACATGCACATGGTAAACTCGAGCGGCGACATCGTCATGATAGAGAGCAAAAACAAAGACGCCATCGCCAAGTCGGACGTCGACAAGTTTTACAATGACATTGCGCATATGGAGGCGTCGGAAAGGCCTTGTTTGGGAGCAGTCTTTGTTAGCATCCGGACTCGAAATATACCCTGGAAAGGGCAGGTATTTTTGGAGATGGTCAACAAGCGACCCGCCTTGTTTCTGGGCTTTGGGAACGAAGAAGACCTGCAACTACATTTGGCCAACTATGTGCGCGTATTCTTGCAATACGCATCGATCACAAAGCATCAGACATCGGATGTCAGTGCGGATACCATGTTCACACTCCTGAACGCCCAATTTCAAGGGCTGCTCAGCACCAAGGTTCAGATAGACCGCCTGAAAATGCAGCACGGTGAAATGACAAAGACGGTGTCAGAGTTGGAACGCCTTCATCAGAAATCAGTGATGGGTATCGAGGTGTTCTTGAAACAGAACAATCGTTTCGAAGTCACTGGTGGTAGCAATGGCCATGGTGCCAAAAACATATATACATGTAGCACGTGTAGTGAAACATTTACGAACAAAAAATTATTCGAGAAGCACGGTCGCATTTGCAGTAGTAGCCCGACTAAATCGGTAACAATCTAATAGGTCCGCAAGATGGTGTCGATGTCTTGAAGAACGACTATTTTTTTCCCAGTGACCGCTTGCAGACGGTCGCAAAACAACACATGGTCACACAGTGTCTTATCACCCGTATGATCAAAAGGTAGCGTGCTCCAACGGATGCGAGGGTGATTGATGGCTTCGGAGTCGATGAGAGCGAAACCGCCGAATGCGCTGCGCACTTCGACAATCGATTGATTCGCCTCAACGAGAGGCAGACTGTATTGAGGAGTCCGGATCCGCGCACACATGTTGCATTTCTTGAACGCGCACACCGGGAAGTGACTGTACCCTTTGGTGTCATAGTACGTATAAGTGTCATAATAGTGGTTCAGATCGATCTTGGCATCATCTGGAATCGGGGAGGCTCCAGAGACATCCAGGCCACCACGTTTAAGAATCGCATTGATGTGAACCTGTTTGGTGTATCCTGTCATCATGCCAAGCCCATTTTTAGCGGGCTCAACAGCCATCATGCGTTGGAGCACGTTCACTGGAAAGTAAATGTGGCTGTCGATGAACACCGTCCAATCACTGGAGACAGGCGCAGCGCCTTCGACAAGCGAGTTGCGCAGCCGTGCGAGAGTCATGGTGCGATCATAGTTTTCACCCCGATTAACGTAATCTTTGTTAAGGCTACCGAGAAGGAGACGGCCCTTCTTTCCGCTCTTGAAGAAATCTTTGAGTTTTTGTCGCGTGTCGTCGGTCGAGTCATTCTCTAAGAAATAGTAGCTGAACTCGACGTCATATGCGGCCTCTAAATTGGCGAGTTGCTTGAAAAGGTAGTCGAGATATGGAGAATTGTTGCGGAACATGGCGAGTACGGAGATGCTGCGAACGGGTTTGACGCCATCGTGGAGGTTGATTTTAGGTCCAGACGGTGTAGGCTCGCTCTCAAACTCAGGTGCCGTAAACAATCTTGCCATTTAGTGGAAATGAAGAAAAGAACTTTCATGTATACGACGCACCCACGCGGGCATAGCCTAAAACTCCCTCGACACACTGAGCAGCAAGCTCCCTATTAAAAAAGGAAATATTATGTTTATTATGTGTAATATAATGTCGGGCGGGTATATTCAAACTGCCTCATCGACAGATCGGTTGTTGAATAATGCGGTTGTAGGAGATCTGATTATCCGCACAGAGACAACCTCGCAGCGCCTCCTGATGGCTGCAGGTTCGAATGTTAACGCCACTGTGACGATCAACGATAATGCCGTAGGAATCCTCAACGCCAACCCTGCATACACCCTCGACGTAAGCGGATCCTTTCACGCCACACAAGCTGCGGCTGTAGGCGGAGCAATGAGAGTCGGTGGCGCGGCCACCTTTGGTGACTCGGTAGCTGTCACAACTGCTCTGACAGCTCAAACGGCCCATGTCAGTGGAAACACACAAGTTGATGGGTCATTGACAACGGGCGGCACTCTCACTGTGAACAACTCGATGCAAGGTCAATCTTTAACCATTCTGGGGCCCATCGTGGGTGCAACAACGGTAAAGGCGGGCGGCGCCTTGATGGCTCAGTCTACCGTCACTGTCGCAGGGATTCTCACAGCAAACGATCAGCTCATCGCCAACAAGAATGTAACTGCCAATGCAGACGTCATCCTTACAGGTCAGAACCTATCTGTCGCCGGAACCACATTGTTTCAGAGCAACGTCCAAGTACAGGGCCCTCTTGTAGCCTCAAATTCAGTACAGTTCTTATCTACGTTCGCAGTCTCATCTACCTTTACAGCCGATTCAGATGTCAACTTTAAGCGAAACATGTGGACCGCTGGCACGACCCAGCTTGTCGGGGCTTTTGCCGCATCCAACACAGCAGACGTCCTCGGAACGCTGACGGCACACAGCAACACCACGTTACAAGGAACGCTGATGGCCAACTCGAATACCGTCCTTATGGGTACTTTGACCGCGAATTCGAACGCCATCGTGATGGGTACGTTGTCTGCATTGAGCAACATGCAATTGTCTGGCACCTTGACGGCATTGAGCAATATGCAATTATCTGGATCCCTTCGGGCTCAGAACACTGTCGTCGTGGACGGAACGGTAACAACGAACAGCAATCTCATCGTCGCGAAAGACCTCTTAGCCATGTCGACTCTCGAAATCAATGACGTTTTCACAGCACGCAGCAACACTTTTTTGCAAGGTGCCTTCGTCGCCTCGAATACTACCGATCTCTATGGCGCCCTCGTCGCTCACACATCAACACAGGTCATAGGCACGCTGACTGCATCGAGCAATGTCATATCTACGGGCACTCTGACTGCTCTCAGCAATCTTCGCGTCGTCGGCCCGGTTGAACTCGATGCCACCGTAGTTGCCTTAAGTAACGTTCAAATTAGCGGACCTGTTGCGATCCAGGGAGCCATTGGGGCATCGAACGCCGTCACAATTGTAGGGACTCTGTCTGCACTAAGCAATGTAACCGTCTCTGGAACCGTCCTGGCCCAAAGCAATGTCATTGCAGTTGGACCGATTACTGCATCGAATACGTTGTCTGCTTTGAGCAATGTCAAAGTGTCTGGAACAATCGATTCTTTGAGTAACCTCAACATTTACGGGCCTCTGTATGCGTCCAATACATCCATCTTTCGCGACACTGTTGAGACCAAGAGCAACTTGATTGTAGATGGTGCACTTGTGGCAAATGACACCGTCAACATAGGGGGAGTCCTCACCGTGCAAGGAGGCACCTCTATTTACGGTGCGACGACCATCAACAATGCGTTGGCTGTCAAGAATGCTCTCACTGTGTCTGGTCTGACCACATTGAGCAACGTGATATTGAACAGCGACATACTGAGCAGTGCATCAGTGGTAGGCACCCTTACAGCCAAATCGAACGCCCTCATCGCCGGGACGTTAACAGCTCAGAGCAACACCATCTTGAAAGGCCCTGTTACTGCGTCGAATACAGCACTCGTTCTTGGTGCGATGACCGCGTCGAATACACTCGACGTGTTTGGTGCAACTGTTCTCCATAGTTCTGAAACAGTACAGGGAAACTTTACTGCGAACGCGGCTGCCACGTTTTTGGGTGCTGTGTCCATGTCTGCACCCGTATCGCTTGGCGACACGTTGACTGCCCAGAGCAACACTATCTTTAAAGGCCCCATCACCGCTTCGAATGCAAGTGTGATGCTGGGCGCGATGACCGCGTCGAATTCACTCAATGTGATCGGTCTATTAACAGCCTCCGGGAGCATGGTGACCCCAACACTTTCTATGTCGAACGTCGTCGGGTCGAATATCAACACCCAGACGATCAATGTATCTTCGAACGCAACCATCCTCACACTTGGAACATCGAATATCTATGCGTCGAACATCGGCGTCGGCGTTGTGGCTCCAAAGTCGGCCGTCGACGTCCTCGGTGACATCAACTTCTCGGGCATCCTGCGCTCCAATAACATGCCATTCATCACGAGCCAATGGTCCACCTCCAAAGTTTCCAGCAATATCTATTTCACTGCCACGAATGCCAATGTTGCTATCGGTAGCGCAAACGAACCGACACACAAACTCGAGGTCACAGGCGACGTCAACGTATCCGGCAACTATTATATCAACGGAAATCCGATCAACGTGGGTCAAGCTACCGGCGGCACGATCGTGACATCCGGTGGCATTTACACGTTTTCCCCCATGAACCTATATTTATATGACCAGCTCCAGACATTTGCTCCGACAACCGTCAGCGCTGGCGACGCCTTCGGCAAAGGCGCACTTGCGATCTCGTCTTCAGGCAGCTTCATGCTTGTAGGTGCAAGCACAAAAGGCGTTGGCGGCCAGGTGACGGTGTTTTATCTGCCGACCGGGTCGACATCTGGGACAATGATGCTTTTGACTACTTTGTCTAGGATCGCAACAGAACAATTCGGCGCTTCAGTAGCCGTGTCCGGTGACGGTTCCCTCTGTGCCATATGTGCCCCTGGATCATCAAAGGTCTACATCTATTCTTTAACGACCTCTGCAGCTACGCTGGTGACGACACTAGTCCCAACTGCAGCAAATGCCGTGGCGATCAGCAGTATTGACGGGTCCAACAAGTACTATATCGCTGTCAGTAATACGACTGCAAACACAGTAGCGCTATATTATGGCTCCGGAACATCATGGACGTCGCGCGTCATTTCCGGAAATGCGGGAGAGGCATTCGGGACGTCGTTGGCGATCTCAACGAGCCTGTTAGCGGTTGGAGCCCCAAGCTATTCCTCGTCTGCTGGGATTGTCAGGCTCTATACAACGGCCACTGGTGCCCTCCAAACCTCGTGGACCGGAGAGAATGCCGGCGACTTATTCGGAACGGCTGTTTCTATTGACGCAGCGGGTTCCAATCTAGTCGCGAGCGCCCCCCTCAACACTAACGCGTATGGAGTCAACGCAGGAGGCGTGTATGTTTATCAAAACACGGCCGGAACTTGGACGGCCATGGGAAAACTGATCGGCAATGACACGACAAGCGGCGACCAGCTTGGTACCGGCCTGGCCATGGATTCTACTGGAACACGACTGGTAGCTGGATCACTCGAAAACATAGGCACAGGAGCCGTTTACGTCTTTGGCAAATCCGGATCCACCTGGACATACCTGAATAAACTTACCGGGTTGAACACGACTCCCAATTCGGGGTTCGGACAAACAGCCGTTATTACCACTGGTGGCGCCTTTATTGCGTCTTCGGCCTATAACCAGACCACGACTGCCGCTGCAGCAGGGGTTGTGTACTCTTTTAAGCCGCGCACCATTCCTGTCCAGTACAACACAGGGATGAACCAGTTGACTTTCGACACCGGCGTCTCCAACGGCTCCATCTACGTCGGAGGCAGCAATACACAGAATGTCGCCATCGGCGGCGCCTCAAATGTGATGTTTGTGAGTAACTCCAACGGACGTGTGGGTATCATGAACACAGCACCCGGGTACACACTGGATGTGACAGGGACGATCAACGCTACGACGTATTCGAATCTGCCGATTGCCACCGCCTCTGTAGCTGGTGTGATGCCTCTTTACAACGGTTTCGATAGCACTGTCACAACATGTGCAGCCTCTGCTGGAGCCCTGAATAGTGTGTACAATTTTGCGGTGTCTGTGAGCAACGTGGCCCTATCTGGTAGCAACCAGGCAGTCTCTGCCTACACGTTGGCCAACACAGCGTTAACCGTAGGAACAGCTGCCAGCAACGCCGCAAGCAACGCCTATGTTCTAGGTCTAGCGGCCAGCAATTCTGCACTGGCGGCCAGCAACGCTGCGAATGATGCGACAACCGCCGCGAATGCAGCAACCACCGCAGCGAATGCAGCAACCACCGCCGCAGCCAACGCAAATTCCACTGCAAGCATCGCGATCACCGCCAACACAAATGCTACTACAGCCACCAATGTGGCGAATGGTGCTAACATCACAGCTCTATCAGCATATAGTACCGCCGTAGCTGCGACATCAACAGCAAACACGGCACAATCTGTCTCTACGGCCGCGAACAATACCGCCAATGCTGCCAACGCATCAGCGAATGCAGCAACTGTATCGGCGGCAACAGCAAACGTACTCGCCACAACGGCCTCAAATGTGGCTTCAAACGCTCTATACACCGCATTCTCGGCGAGCAACATGGCTTCGAATGCTTCATCCACTGCAACGATAGCTTTGACAACTGCAATTTCATCGAGCAACTTGGCATCCAATGTCAAAGATTCATTGACTACGTTGACGAGCACGGTGTCGTCACTGAATACATTGGCCACCAACGCTTTGTCAACAGCGACTTCCGCATCCAATGCTGCGTCGAATGCCTTTTCTACAGCGAATGCAGTCTCAACAATTGCCATCAATGCCGCTGCGTCTGCAGCGTCCGCGACGACGACCGCCAATTCCGCCATAACATTGGCCACTGCAGCAACAACCACTGGAGCAGCTACGGCCACACTCGCAAACACGCTAAACACCAAACTTAATGCTACTGTATCAAGTCAATGGACCGGGAACAACACTCTCATCACATACCCTGGAGCTGCATCGATCGGGTCCACGACCAATAGCAACGCTCAGTTATATGTGGTTGGAAATGGCGGCGCTTTTAATAAAGATGCCGATGGTCATACGATGCTGCTCGTATCTAGCGCCCAAGGTCACGACCAAGGACCCACGAATTTCGTCGCGCTCGAAACAGGGGTCGACCCAACCATGAATGTGGCCTACATACAATCAGCCATGACGAATTCGACAACGTATCCGCCTCTGATCCTGAATCCCCAAGGCGGATACATCGGCATCGGCAAATATCCGCCCATCACGGCACTCGATGTCGCTGGAACCGTGAGCGCGACAGGTGGTGCTGTTGCCGGGAACTTGTCGGTCACTGGAACACTGACTGGCAACACAGCCAATTTCACGTCGACTTTGCAGGCAGGTGCCGCCACTGTAGCGAGTCTGAGTGCCAGCGGACTTGTCCAAAGCTCTACGTTGACTGCTTCGGCCGCGACTGTCAATGGCCAGCTGACGGCAAACGCCTTAACAGCAACGACAGCGACTGTGAATGGGGCTCTCGCATCAGGAGCGTTCACCGCGACTACAGGAACGTTTACGGGTGCCGTTTCGGGTGCTTCTCTGACGATCACTGGGGCTACAAAATCCGGGGCTATGACTGCTGCAAGCCTAAATTCCACAGGTACACTGATCGGCCAGAACACCTACACGTCTAATTTGACCAACACATCAATGTTGACCTCGAGTAACGTGAGTTCCATTTTGGGGACCTTCTCCGGGGATCTTCAATCCAAAACACTGCGCACATCGAACATTACTGTGCTTGGGACGATCACGTCGACTACGTATGCAAACTTGCCCACGTCAACAACCACCACCCCTGGGATAGTACAGCTTGTGGACTCGAGCAATAGCTATTCGATGACTCAAGCCCCGACTGCCAACATGTTGCGCCAAGTCAGCGCCGTTGCCACTGCCGGTGCCACTTTGGCAAACTCCATGTATAACAGCCAATGGGTAACTTACGGATCGAATGTAGCAAATGCCATGGCTGGATTTGTCGGTATCGGAACGACGACCCCGACGCAAACGCTGACGGTAGCAGGAACTGCGCTAATCCAAAACATGGTTGCCCCCCCAGTCGACGGCGCTCTTTTCTTGACCCTTAAAGGTAGCAACAGCGATTCCATCTTCTTCAATCACGCAGGTGGAACGAATTACAACCCGATGACGTTAAAAGGCGATGTACAGCTCGTGTATTTTACACCTTCAAATAGCCAAAGTGGATTTTCGATAGGCCCCTACAATGTCTATTCTACCTGTGGCGGCATTCGTATGGATAACAACGGTTTCGTTGGCATAGGAACAACAAGACCTAAGGGCCCATTGCAAGTGATGACCAATGGCGCAACCCCATCATTAACGGTAAATAGCAATGGATTCGTGGGCATCGGCACTATGACACCCTCCACGTATCTGCATGTGAATAACGGTAGCCTACTTGTAACAGAGACAAGGCCTACTCAACCTGCTGCCGTATTTACTGTGCAGCATGGAACCAACCCTTCGTTGTCTTTGCAGCATAACATGGACGGCACTGGATTACTCAAGAGCGGAAACACGTTGTACGTTACTTCAGGTGGCGACACGATCTGCTCCACTGTGACTTCTGGTATAACAGTCGAACGCATGCGGATTTCGCAAAATGGTAATGTGGGTATCGGAGGGAATGCAGCAAACACAAATACGCAGTTGTTGGTTGCGGGAAACGTGCAAGTCGGTCAGAGTGCAAACGCGGTTCTCGGTGTGGACACTCAGAGCGTTGTGCGCCTAGGTCTTGTCGCACAAGCCAACAATTCTCCCCAAATTACGTCGGCGTCGAATAACCCCATCATCTTCTCACAATCCACACAACCGAATTTGTTGGTGAATGCAGGACAAGCTGTTCTCACAGAGCGCATGCGCGTTCATACAAACGGTTGCATCGGCATAGGCACAAATGCTCCAGTGCAACCATTGCATATTATCGGGAACTCGCGCATTGAAGGAACCCAGATTCTGATGAATCAGTCAGGCGGGCCAGTATCACTCGATATGTATAACTCGAACACTCTATACACACCGACACGGATTCAGTGCGTTGATTATAGTGCGAGCAATACCGCGCATTTGGCATTCTTCACAAAGAGCCCGAGCAATGCAGACGGTCAGCCACTGGCAGAACGCGTCCGGATCACAGCCAGCGGAACTGTCGGAATCGGCACGAGCAATCCAGACTTGACCAAGGCTCTACATGTGTCAGGTGACACGCTCACAACAGGAATGCCGTACACGTCGACATATTTCAGAGCTCAATGGTTGTCTAAGACGTATACGACAGGAATTCTGACTTCCGCCAGCGGCGACTCCTTTGATTCGGCGGCGCAATCTACTGTCAAGTCGAACTTGTTGAGCTTCCCGGCGAGCAATTTACTCTCTGCTGCGGGTACATTCACGTTCCCTATAAAAGGTATGTATGCAGTATCTGTGGCATGTGATTCAGGAAATCCACAGAATAACGTGGGGATCTCGATGCAGGCAATTTATCCCATGCTCGCATCTCGCAATGCTCGATCTGTGGCAGGATTGACGTATGCTAATACATTACAACTCGAATATGTCGATATTTACAATGTGGGTGAACAAATCCAGCCATTGTTACGCATTACGGTAAATAAAGCGGCCATTTCCTTCACGTTCACTGTCACGTTGATAAATGCACTCACGTAAGGCTCACACCATCCGCCTGAACGTTAAAATTCTGTGTTTATAGATAAAGGCGGGGTGGATGGCAACAACAGCAACATTCACAACTGCCAATGCTCTAGTTCTAGATCCAGTGATGAATACATACAGGCCTTCGGATACTGTATCCACTGTGACGATGGGTGGTGTAAATACCAACAACGTGTATCTCAAGACGGCTGGGCTGGGGCGCGTGGCTATTACGCAGAGTGGGTATGTAGGCATTGGCACGTCCACACCACAGTATGCGCTCGACATCATCGGGACAGCCAACGTGAGCAGCAATTTAATCGTTGCAGGCACAGCTGGTACAGCTACTGTATCGAATGTAGTTGCGTCTAAAGTTACAGGTACGTTGCAGACTGCGGCACAACCCAATATTACATCTGTCGGGAGTCTAAACGGTCTCTCTGTATCTGGAAACATTGTCCCGACTGCCAACTTTACGTATGATCTTGGAACTCCCACGATGGCATTTCGTGATTTGTATTTGAGTGGCAATTCGATCAACTTGGCGGGGAATAAGATTACGACTGATGCAACAACTGGTGCTCTGAACGTCGGTTCGAACATTTATTCGAGCAATATGGGGAGTTATAATGCGGTATTCAACAATTCAGTGGCTATTGGCAAAGCGTCAGCTACTCTACCTCTAGATGTCAGTGGCAATGCGGCAATCAGTGGAAGTGTGACAGTTGCATCACTTTCAGCCAACGGTGCCACAGGGTCCGTCACGGCTTCCAACATCAATGCCCTCAATACAGTCAGCACCACCTACGTTGCCTCTGGAGCTACAGGCTCCGTAACGGCTTCTAACATCAACGCTCTGAACACGGTCAGCACCACCTACGTTGCCTCTGGAGCTACAGGCTCCGTAACGGCTTCTAACATCAACGCTCTGAACACGGTCAGCACCACCTACGTTGCCTCTGG